ATTAAGACTTTCTCTGAATTCACGCAATGTTTACCTTTTAATTACTTAAAAGGGGGACTACACTATTAATCCTACATTCACAAGTCTCTGACTTGGAAAATAACATGTTAATCATATTAAATATAAAATCATTATGTTATCGTAAAGGCTCTTTATCCTTTACTTCTATATGTCACCATATAGTTCAGACTATGTCTTCCACGGTAATTATCCGCCGTTGAGGGGCATTCGTGTTGAGATTATTGGACTGGATCCTCACTCATTAGTCGTTGCACCTTTCAGTTTACTCCTTTGAAAAGTATTAAATAAAAATCTTTTCATTGGTCCATTCAACTGACTTGGCTCAAAATTGTCTTGATATTCAGAATTATGTTTTGCAACTAATTTTGAAATATTTATAAATTCAGAATTATTTAAACTCCCCTTCATAATATTAATAACTTTATGAACCCACTGAACATTATCTTCAGTATATCCTTTTGAACTATCAATTCTATCTAATGAAGCAGTTATATCTGTGCGTTGATGCTCTTTATAGCACGGAAATAAAATTAAATCAATACCTGTTAATGCACACTTACCATTTTGACTAGTAAATAAATTATCAATAAATTCTGCACTTAGTGTAAATTCTAAGTTTCTTTGAATAGCGCCATGCTTTATATTTCCAAAGTGATTTGCAGAAATTCTACCAATTGTTTTATACTTTTTTTGACGATATTTTATATAGCATTTTGTACACCCCATTCTTTCTCTTTTTAATAAATAAGAATAAGAATAAATTACTTCAAGGCCACAATCACATTTTACTTTTAAATGATTATGATTAACCTTTTCTGTTCTATATACTTTATCATCAATAATGGTAAATTTGCCTATTTTATCCCCTATCTTGGGTTGTGGCATGTTTTTATTAAATCTAATATTTTCTGTTTTTACAAAAAAATTTTCTAATTGTTGCTGTTTCATAAATGGAACTAATTTAGTATAATACAATATACTAAATCTTTCCCACATTTCCAAATATAAGATATCCTTTGAATTAACCCCTTTTTAAACCGGCATTTCGTTTCACCGGTTATGTCTTTCCCATTTGCGCTCAATAGGATGCCTTTGTTGTCTACGATTTACATCTAATCCTGCGGCTTGACCATCAGAAAGAAACTCAAATATTTTACCATAAACAGTATCTATAAATTGTTCATATCCTTCTTTAGAAGAATCTTTTAAACTATAAATACTCATTTTTTGCAATTTTTGACAGTAATTTTTGCGTTTTATACCTCTATGATCTGTTTTATAATAAGGAAACATTTTAAATATATCATCTTGAATTTGATAACATAACATGTATAACGCAACTAAATATACTCTTTCATGCAGTAAATTACCAAAATGTAAGTGATAAGCACATTCAATATTTATTTGAGTGCGTTTTTTTGCTTCATTTAAAAATGTTATTATATTCTGAACACCTTTTGAACCTGTCATAGGAACTGTTACATATTCTGCTGATTGAATTGAGCCATCGCGACAAGCAACTATACCATGCCTAATTTGTAGATAATCCCCTATGCTGCCAGCACAAGTTTCAAATTCTGCACCAAATGATCTTGCACCTAAAAATTTTCCGTATTTTTTTGCATCTGTATTTATTTCAAGCGGATAATTCTTATAAGATTCTATTTTTTGTGCAAATTCTTTAGCATTATCTTCTATATTATATCCTTTATTGGTATAACTTTTTTCATTGCGAATCTTTAAACGCACCCTATACTCAGAATCCCCTACTTCAGATCTTCTATAGAATATATTAGACCCTACATCTTCAAACCAATCACCTTTTAATACTCCAGGATTAATACAAGTATAATTATGCATTTTGAAATTGGCTACACAATTATTATATATATTTGCAGAAAAATTACCAAAAATAGCTTCTCCTTTAGAATCAGTACCTATTATACCCTTTATTAGCGATTTTGTTCCTTTTAAATACCATTTACCTGTTTCTTCATCTTTTTCTATTTTTCCTGAAGTAATTCTATACCATAAATCTTCAGATTCTATATAAAATATATCCTTATCTATAATATAATACTTACCTTTTACATATTTACAGTTCTTTCTATATTCTGTTTTATCTTCAAACGTCTGTACAACAGGAAAACCCAATGAAGGGTCTTCCGTGTACGACGTTATTCTTAATAGTTTACTACTCATACTATTGCTGTGTTTAATGTGCGATTTATTAAGCCTGCGTTGTCATTATCTAAATTATTATTTGCAATCTCGGCAATTTTATGTTTAATTGTTGTCAAAGTTCTATACATAAAATCTGAAACTTCCTGTGCATAGGGATCTTCTAACAATGCAGATAAATCATCTACTTCATTATTTATTTCACCTAAAGTCACTATTAATTCATTAATCCTTGTCTCAACAATATCTCTTTTTATTACTTCAGAATCTGGCGGATCTAAAGGATCATCTTCATTTATATCGGGTTCTTCAACTATTTCATTTTCAGTTGCAACTAATTTTTGTGCAATAGTTGTTTCAGAAGGTTTAGTTACTAAGGTACCTGAATTTGGTGTAGATATTCCTAGGAGTTCACGAATAGATTTCTTTTTCCAAGGCTCAACTGCAATATCATTTACCCTGTTTACTTTATTTTCATAATATTCCAATCTATTATTTGCGTCTTCTATTTCTTTTCTTATACTATGACCTTTAGCTACCGCGCAATCAATTACACCTCTTACTTCTTGTTCTACTTCTTCTGCATCGGGGTAAAGTGAATTTTTCTTACCCTTACACATATAATCAAAAGAAAAAAATAATAAAGAATAATATTGATCGGCAGTTATTGTAGTCATAGCATCTACAGTACTGGTAAATATCCTATCATAAACAGAATCAGATACCTCAGTTTTTGTTTCTACAGGAGCTTTTGGAACTTCCCAAATCTGCAAATCTTTGTCTTTTTCAGAAGTAGTTATATCTATTAAATACCCATATTTGTTTATTTCATAATTCCTAGAAGAGTATTTAGGCGAAAACTTCTTTATACTCATTCTTTTACCATCCATAAAAAATCCAAAACGCAAATAATTGGTTGCCTTCAAACTTTCATTCCAGTAATTTGTAACAGGATATACAGAATAATAACTAACCTCTGCAGCAAAATTTATTGTTGCATCACTATCTACTCTTTTTAAAGTTATAGATTCATTTAAGTTATTCCAAGAAATGTGACCTTTAATCATAACTCCTTTGTAAAACCAAGTTTCTTCTATTCCTTGTCCACTTCCTGTATAAACTACACCTTTTTTATTTAGATATAATTTTCCATGTGCAAGTGCATTATAAATATGGTTCCAATATCTGCCTTTCCAAAAATAAACTTTATGGTCTGGGCCGGCAGCTTGATAAGGTAATGCCTCATCCCAAATTCTTGAAGCGTGAGGAACAACAGAATCTAAAGTAGATACTCCGTTATTAAAAGGAATTATTTGTTGCCCTACTCTTGACATAGTTCTGTTATTACAACAGTTATAAGCCTCTATTTCTTGGTCTATATCATCTTCCATATGTAAATGTGGATTATACCATTCCCAAACACCTTTTCTGTAAAATCCTGTTTGTCCAACTATTCTTTGCGTTGAATTATAAGAAGCTGCAACGTGTTTAGTTTTAGTATTTGGCCCATGCAACCTATCTACTTTATATTCAAAGTTAGTCCATTTACCGTTTTTTACTTTATAAACGCAATTGTAATCAACAAAATTTACTTTTTGTCCTGTTTCTGCAATTGCATCTAAAGAATTCTCCATTGACGAAAAATACATTCCTTCAGGAGTTTCCAACACATACATCGGTCTTTCTTCTAAAGAATCTTCTATAGTATCTGTTGTATACTCACAATATAATCCGTGATAAATAAACAAACTATTAGGTTCTCCTTCTAAATTCCAAACAAGTGCTGCGTATCCTTCATAATCTTTTAAAACCTCTAATCCAGATTTAGCCATAATCATAGCTAATCCATGAGAATCTACTTTCCAATCTTCAAAAGGCACATCATATTTTTGACATAACTTATACATATTGGATATGGTTCCATTATGTACGATCGTCATATTTAACCTTGGATCAGCTCCATTTTTTAACTCAAAGGGATGGCATTCATTCTTAGAATTTCCACCAATTGTTCCTTTACGAGAATGTATTATTATTACACCGCCTTCATATTTAAGTGCTTTAATTTCAGGATCCGAAATAAAATCTTTAAATAGTTGCGTATCTTTTTTAGGTTCTTGATAAGATCTCCAACCTTTGTACACTTGACCATTTAAAAGCATTCCACATCCATCTCCACCTCTTTCTTGATTATATGCACCAAGTAGTTTCATTTTTGCATATGCAAGGTTTTTTTGTGCCTCAGTAATTTTTAAAACTGGGGAAAAAGCACAAATTCCGCATTGCAATATACTTCGATCTACTTTAAATATATGTAAAATTATTAGTTGTACTAATAAGTAATAAAATAATATTGTCATGTTTGTTTGTTTTGATGTGTTTTGTTAAAATAAAAAGAGTAGAATTGTTAGTTCTACCCTTTAAGTAATTAGTAATTATTTATATTCTGTAATTGTTTTTTTATAGGATTTAACTTCTTCTAATTCTGAATCAAAGTCACACCTAATAACTTCTTGTTCTTCATCGTCATAATTAAAATTATAATAATAAATATCCCAATTTGTATAATAACCTCTATAGGTTTTATTTGTTTCTAAATCTTCTATTATAATAGTGTGACTTGCACCACCATCTTCGTTATCAGAACTTGTTATTTTATCTGACTTTATTCTAAATTTTTTACCTTGATAATCACCTCAGATTAAGTCATATAGTACTTTTTCATTAAGTTTTAATTTATTTATTTCTTTTTTCATTTATTTTCTGTTTAATCCGCCAAATCAAGATTTAATTAAATCTAAAGAAATAGCTTTTTGACGAGCAATCTTCGGAAGTTCAATTACGTATCTTTCAGTTGTTATATTACCCATACTTGCAGCACTGCACGTTTCACAAATTATAAATTCAGGCTTATCTCGTTTTTTACCTGTTTTTTTACTTGTAGATGTTTGCATTATCACATCGCAAGCCCCCACATCAAGGCCAACAGACTTTATAGCTTTTACACACTCATCAACTACTTCTTGCCAGTTATCAGGTCTATCAAAAGCAGGATTAGATTCAATAGCCCAAATACATGTATCGGAATGTTTTTGAAACTTATTTTCTTCAGGACAATCTTTTTTAAGAAGTTTTCTACATGTATAAAAGCATGTGTTGTTAATTGCATTGATATGAAGTCTATATTCTCTCCGCATAGAAGTCATATACTCTTCTATGATATAGTTGCTCATATCACGAGAACTCATAAACCTTGTTAATTCACTTTGGTCTTTTATAAAAGAATTGCCTTCTCCTCGCGACCCATGATGACTTTTTACTATAAGTGGATAAGGCAACTTATCTTGTACTATTATTTTATTTTGATCATCCGCAATACATATTTTCCCTGCTCTAACAGTAAACCAATTTGCTGTTTTTACACCTGCACTAGTAAAACATTTTTTCATCAATAATTTAGAAGCACTGTTTCTTATTGCCTTTATTTCATTTATTTCAAGTGTTTTACCTCCTTTGCTCATTGCATCAGCCACTTCTGTAGTACTACCAAAACGAGCTATTAGCTTAAAAGGCATTCTAGGTAAATTTTTACGCAATTCTGCATAAGAAGGATGACGGGTTAATATTTGAAACTTATGATTTGTTAATATCTTTTTTTGTACTGGTTTTTGTTCAGTGTGTATAGCTACTACTTTTTTTACACTTTTTTTTACAGGTGCCGCAACTTTTTTTGTTGCCTGAGAATTACGCACTAATTTCTTCTTCTTTATTACAATATTCATATAAGTTTTTTAAATCGTTATAGTTTAGATTATCTGTTTCATTATTAAATCTACGTGGGTATAAGTTATCATAATCTGATACTACAATACCTTCTGTTTGATTATCTATTCTTGTATTTCTATACCAAACTCTAGCTTCTATATTTGGGCACCAAAGAGTGCTAATTTTAAAAGATTCATTTAGATTTATTAGAGCACAAATTACTTGTTCGAGAGTTGCCTCAGAAAAATAATAATTTGTTAACAAAAATAAATCATGCGTACTTCTATTTTTATAAACCTGACATTGTATGTGTGCCGTTGGATTTTCCTTATCTATTTCTTGGTCTACCCAAACACATCTTGATGTCTTATTACCCTTTTCGTCATTTAAAAACCACTCTAAAAAAGATGTGATATTTTCAAATGATTTAGGATTTACTTTTCTATCTAATTTAAATCTGCGTTCTTGCAAATATTTTTTTTCATTTTTTGCAACTGTTTCTAAAATAACCTCAATAGGTTTATTTTCTACTTTTGGAACTTCTCTTATCTCCATTATTTATTCTTTAATTCCCATTTTTTAGTTAGACTATTGTATTTTATTTTATTTAACTCTACCCTATACCAAAGATTTTCTGATTCTATAAAATGCACATGGTCACCCATCCTATAATATTTTTCTTTGATAAATTTGCAATTACGCCTATACTCAAGACTTCCATCTATAGTAGTAACTACTTTTTGATCTAATTTACTATTGTTTTTATATAGAATCATTTTTCAATATATTATAATGATTTTATCTCCTTGTTTTGGTTTATCTACACTATCTAAAATACTTATCTCTTTCCCAAATTCTAATAATTGTATATAAGTACTTGCGGGAAATTGTTCTGGATTATGTGTAAAAACCATTGCGTTTTCAGGATAATTTTGTAATTGTTTTATTAATTCTTTATTTGTCATAATTTATCTTCCATGAATCTATCTAATAAATCTTGGCAATATTGTACTGTTGGGTGAGTTTCTGACATTAGTTCGCAGTGAAATTGCGTCCCTAACATTTTTGTTTTTGGAAAATATACGATTTCAGGTTCAACAGATACTTCCATTTCCTTACAATCTCCATCTTGATGATGTGGTGATAAATTTTCTGCCCAACCAATAATTCTGTATTCATCTTTTGGTAAATCAAAAGGATATACTGCCTGATGATGCAACGAATTGACTATCAACGTTTTACCATCTTCCGTAGTGATTTTATGTGATCCGGGGTGATTTAAATCTTGAATCAGCGAGCCGCCTGAAATTACCGACGACCATTGAAGGCCCTTACAAGTCCCCCAAATCTTTTTACCAAGACTTAGTGCTTTTTGTATTTCGTTATATTCTTCTTCTCCAGAACTAAATCCCCATGTTGAAGGATGTGTAGATTTTGCATAATACTTAGTTGGCACATCACTACCTCCTGGTAATACTACTAAATCTGCTTCTTCCATATTTTTTACTATTTCTCCTTGCATCCAACGAGCATATCCTGAACTGCCTCTAACACAATATATTTTTCTTATCTTTTTCTGCATAATGTTGTTTTATTTTTTCTTACAATTACTTTATAATCTCCTAAATTCCAAGTAGTAGTTATATATTCTTTATCATATTCTATTGTTTCTCCAATTTCTTTATTATTAGATAAAAAAATAATTGCCTCTTCCTTTACTCCAAGAATTGGAGCTAATATTTTTCTATAATGACTTAACATTTTTATTGTTTTATTCATGGCATTTCTATTTTAAACCTATCTACCCATTGCTGGGCTAATTCTTTATCTGTATTATTAATTATGTGTTGGATTTCATCTCCAAAGTTTTCTATTTCTTCTATTCTTCCTTCGTTTACAAATTGAATTGCCGCCTCTGTATTTCTAAAAGACCATTCAATAAGTTCTTGGGTGGAGGCAAAATGAGAAGACAAACTCCTGTACTCTACCCTCTAGCTTCTCTGCTAGCCAGACTATCCCTTCATCTTCGTCTTTACGTTAAGATGCACTTATTATAGTCGTTGCACGTCTCCTTATAAATAAAATCAAAAAACCTAGACCCCACATTTTTTCTGGTCTAGGTTTTCATCTACTTAATGGATTTCGCTCAGGATTCCCAACGCTGGTTCCCTGAATTTAAAGTGTTATTTTTTCTCAATATTTCTATCGAGTATGGCATTATTGTATTTTCTATCTAAAAAAATACAAGCGTTTAAATATAATTCATCAAGTATTTTTGGTACACGTTTTTTACCTAATATAGCCACATAATACATTTCGTTTTTAAACATACGAATATATAGTTTTGCTTCTATATTAAATAATTTTTTAATAGCCGTTACTAATTGATTTGCAAATAATTTTGAACCTGTTAATATTGATATTTCATCAAGACTTTTTTTTCTAATATATCCATCCCCATCTATTATTCCCCTTAAAAAATCTAAAGTAATTTCTCCCTTATAGTCAAGTGTTAAGCTTTTGTTTGCTATAATACCTAATTTTTCTAAAAAATCAATCACTTCTTTATTTCTAAAAGAACATGTGTAAGAATAATATTTTTCATCTTTACAGGTTTTTCTTATTTTTACTTTACCACCTAAAAATTTGATAAATTTCTCTATGTGAGTTTTATCTTGTTCTTTTAACCCTAAAGTAAGTCTTGTTCCAGAAATTGTTCCGTCAGCAGCCAACATACCTAACCAATATTGAACTTCTGGATTAGATAGATCTTCAAATGGATTATTTTTAACAAATCTTCGATTTTGGTTTAGATATTGCTTAAAGGGTTGTATATCATTATCTCTTGCAACTCTACGTACATAACAAGAACTTATTTGGTGTTTCTTACAAATTGCATAAGTTGAAAGTTTATTATTTAAATCTTCAAGTATAAACTCATCAATATTTGGATGATTTAATCGAAAATTACTTTCAATATTTAATTTTTTTCTATAATATGCAACTGTATCGGGACTCTTTCCTATTTGTTTTGCAATTTCTGTATCAATTAGTCCTTTTTCGTGTAATTCTACTACTCTATTTAATATTTCTTTCTTAATCATTCGGTTAAAAGTCTATGTATAATAAAATATACAAAAACTTTTTGAATTTACCAAATTAATCAATAAAAACTACTAATTTAAACTATATGTGTTTTTTATTTCTCTACCATAGTGGCACTCCCTAAAATTTCCAGCGCAACCATAACCTACAGACTTCCTTTCATTTTCTGGTTCTATTAAAACACTTGGTATTCCTAAAAATAAATCCATTGCTTTAATTAATTGCAAATTCATTTTAGAATTTGGTTCATCATATCCTATATGAATGTGGAATCCTGCCGCGCGACAGTTATCACCACTTGGAATAGGTCTAATTTCGGCAAGTGTCCAACAGTTTATTGAAGGCATACATCCGTACTCTTTTGCAGTATCAGAAACTAATTCTTCTTCTGCCATTCTTGCAGCAGGAATTGCTATTGCCTCTAAGTGATTTGGAATAGTTCCATTAATATATCTTAGAAGTTTCTGAATTGCTAAATAGAATTCTCCTGGTGTTTTACAAGGTGGGATATTACCTTCAGCTAAAACACAATCTAAACTAGTTGCAAAATATTTATTTTCTGCATCAAATCGAAATGGTTCATGCTTTGTACCTTTTATTTTTCCTTCAGCAGTTACTATTGCTTCAGTATTTTTATCTTGTAAAAAATATTCTACATCGCTACCAAGTGTATAATTTTTAATTTGTTGTCTTTCTAAAACTTCCATATTATTTTTTTATAAAATTATATAAACCTTCAAAATCTTTTTTTTCTATAAATTCTTGGCATTTTGGCAAATCTTTATTTCTTGATTCAATATATACAAAACTTCTTTGCATTGAACTATTACTTATTATGTTTGTTACAATAGTTTTTGGTGAAACAAAGCAATTGTGAAATTTATTGCGATACGTTAAAGATCTATCATTAGTTTGTAACATATCTTTGTGAAAATGCGCCATCATTAAAGCTTCCCAATTAGAAACTTTTTTACCTAATGCATCTTTTATTTGCATAGCTAAAGCAGGAATAAACCAATGCCATTGACTATGTATATACCTAAGACAAATTACATGTAAATGGTTATGCCAAGCTGCACCAGGATTTTTCATTTTTATTTCAATAAACTTTGTATTTAAATTTGGCCTTATTTCATTTGTGTGTAAATATAAACTATAAGGTTCTTTAGAGTGTCTTTCCGTATCACTTAATCTATACTTATACTGTTCGGGAAATGTACACTCACCTTCTAATATATAATTAAAATCTATTTGACAATTTTCTAAAAACTGCAACCATTTATGTAAATCATAAACAGTATAACCATATAAATTTAAATAATACTCAGGTATATAAAATATTACATCTTTTGTTGTTTTTAGATAATCACAGCAACATGCATACCATCCGCAATCTTGTTTACCTTCTACAGAAGTCCAATCTGAATTATGTTTACCTGTTTTCCAATCTATTTGTGTTTTACAAGCAAATACTCTATTTGTTAATAAAATTTTATTAAATTTTTCAAACAAATTTGCATTTACATCTATTTTAGAATAATCACCTTTTGCAGGTGTTTTTAATGCGGATATTAAGCCTTCATCTTTTTTACCAAAGTCTTTTAAATACTCTTCAGTAATCTTTTTTAGTTTTTCTAGGTCTTTAGTAGAAACAATTTCTAAATCTGCCTGCTTAACATTATAGGTTTTTTGGTAGTTGCTATCTTTTAGAAATTGCACCGAAATTGACCAATTAGTAGAGTTATAACCTGCCATACCTACCGGGCAAATTGCAGACAACACTATACCATAAATCTTTTTAGTTCTAAATAGATTCATTTCTGAAGACATCTGTGAAAATAGTGTGCCTGTTGGTTTTATTATTACATTGTCATATACCTTTATTTGTTGTTGTGTTGTGCTCATTTTTTTAAAATTGTAAAGTTTTTCTAATAAGAGGTCTTTTAAACCAGTCACCTTCATTAACCAATATCCCGTGTTTTATATCTATATTCTCGTCTAAAAATATATATGCTTCACCAAATTCTGTTAAGATTTTTTGTAATTTATGTGCATTTGATTCACAATTTTCACAAATACCCTCTAAAGTAAATATATCTTGCAATACTCTATTAGAAGAAATCTTAAATACATCACATATAATTGATTTTGTACCTTTTACTACTACAGGATAAGTACCCATAGATAGCATTTTATATTCAGGCTTAGTTCTAATTTGCCCAAGCCATTGACTTTTATTTTTTAAATACCTGTCATAATTTGATCCGAAATTCTTACGAAGCGAACCAAAACAACAGATGAGGATATATTTAGTATCCCCATCTATCTGTAAAAGTTTTTTTGTGTTTGTTGTTGTTTGCATATGTGTTTATTTGTCATTATTTAAAATTATTTCTCCTTCAAATAATTCACAATCTAAAGGATTTGTATCTAAATATTTAAACGGTGCAATTGTAGTGTGGTTTTTGGGATTTTCTACGTGCAAAACAAAAATTTTAGCTATAGCTCCAACGTTACCGTTTCCAGCTAATATACCAATATATTTACTTTTTTTATTATATACTAAATCACCAATCTTAATTGGTCTTACTTTACCTGCTTTAACTGAAACTTTCATTTCTTTATCTTTTTTAGTTGTTTTAGATTTTTTACCATCTTTAGTTTCATCGTAAGGAGTGCAAAACAATTTTAATGCATTTTCAGAAAATCTACTCATTTGTCCTACTATTGAATAATAAGTTTCATCTTCTGATAATGTATATATGTTGTTATCCTTATCTATATATTCTTCTACTTTCTTCACATTTTTACTTATTTTAATTGGTTGTTCTTCTTTTATTTGCGTTTTTTCAGAATTTTTTAATAGAAAAGTTGCATCTTGTAATAAAACCGATTGTTGATTTCCTTTTAATTTTACAAACCCCACTCCCATTTCTATACTTAAAATCTGAAATGGAATAACATTATATACTACATCAAAATCTTTATTTCCTATTTGATCACCTATTGTAAAAATTGCACCATCTTTAAGTCTTTTTATTGATTTAATAAAACAAGGATTAAAAGATCGTGTAAGATACGTCATTTGTTTCTTATATGTATAGGGTATATTAAATGTGGGGCTTCTAAACTCATTTTTTGTTTCATCTAATTTATATTCAAATCCACTTGGATAGGCACATATTAATATCTTATAATCTATTTCATTTATCATAACCTAATTTTTGTTGTGTATAAAATAAAAAATCTTGTTTTACTTTATCTGTAGAAATTGCAATATTATTTCCTAAAATTGCTTTTATATTTTGCATTGTAAATATTGGTTTATTTTCTAATATATAATCTCGTGCTAATTTTTCAGTGGAGAATGCAAACCGTGTATCATTGCAATTTCCTCCGAATTTACTAACTAAAAAATTGTAAATTGAAAATTGTTGATTAACCCACCACCAATAATCCCCTTCAAATATTGGAACTCCGTCGGAAGTAGTAAAGTGATATTTCTTTTCTATTATTTCTTCCCAATCATTTGAGTTTTCAATCATCCATTTTGGGACTAAATTATGTTCTCCGTCTATTCTATAATAAACATTATCCCAAGGTGTTGCAATTATTTTTCTTACTTTATGTTGAAATTTTTTTTTGCATTTTCTAAAAATTTTTAATCTTTTGCAATATTACCGTCTACTATTTCCATAGATTTATTAAATTCTTCTAAAAATTCTATGTTAGGTACTTCTCCTAATTCTCCTTTATTATGCTCTTCCCAAATTGCATCTACTGTTGCATTATCTATTTGACTTACTATTACAGGTAAATTACTTGCACTTGTAAAATTTTGGTGGCGCAATTGAATATTCTGTCTAAGTAGAATCTTACCTTGAGCATCTATTTGAGCTTGTTTTATTTTATTTATACCTTCTAATTTAGCTATTTCTTTATCCCGTAATTCTATCTGCTCTTTTAGGAAAGTTATTGTTTCTTCGTATTCTAATATTTCTTTTTGTAGCATCTTATATTAAGTTTTTACTTTTTAATTGCACTTTAACTTCGTCTATTCCAAACATAGTAGAAATATCAAATAAATCTTCACACTTATACTTTTCATAGTCTGATTTATAAGTATTAAAATATTTAAAGCCTCTTTCTGTAAGCTTTTTTGACACCTCAACTGCGTGTGGATCACTCCCATACACTATATATGCTTCTTTATATTCACCTAAAAGTCTTTTTTGTATTGCATCTGGAAATGCCTGTAAAGATTCATTATTTGTCCAACAAACATCTGTAAAAAATTTTTGGGCAACTAATGCATCCTTTCGACTTTTTAAAATAAATACTCTATCATCTTTTTTAGGTAAATCAAATATGCCACCCATACACCCTAAAGGTATACTAGAAACAAACTTCATTTTATTATCCTGAGGACTATATACCTTTACACGAGATTCTATTTTATTTTTTATTTCACATTTTTGCACATAAGCATATCTATGAAATTTATTAGGGTTATATATTTCTTGATGATTTATATAAAGCGTTTTTGTGTAAAAAATATCTCCTGAGGCATTTAATTCTTCTATAGTAATATCCCCTCGCCTCCAAAATAAACTATTTTTTCTAGTCCAAGGTTCTGGCTCAAATTGTATTAGAGTTTCCTTCTTAATTTCTTTATCTAAGTCTTCTAATTCTTTATAAAAACTCTTAGGAATTCTTGATTGTCTATTTAATAATCCAAAATCTTCTGCAATAATTTGTAGACACCCTGCAAAATTACAATTGCATTTCTTTTTTACTACCTGAAAACAATTTAATACCTCAGAAGTTTTAAAATCTTTAAAAAGAAGTGTTCCATTAGTATGTATAAATACTCCCGCACTTGCTAAATCATCTTTTCTAAAAGGTGAATTAAATGCCTTTCCTATTTTAAAAGATCCCAAATAATACATCATTATCGCTATTTGATCTATTTTAGATAGGATGTATTCAGGTGTAAGCGGTATTTTTACACTTATTTTACTAAAATCTAACTCTTGCATTTATTTAAAATTTTTAAAAATTTTTTATATAGTGCAATCTTTTTATAATCTTCTTTATTTTCTCTAAAATATCCCATAGATATTAAAAGACAAATTGTAGTTTCTTCATTACTCATAATTTTTAAGTTTTATAGAAATTACATAACCAAATACATATATATTAAAATATTTAGTCTTTATTTTCTGACTTGGCCAAATTAATGTAGATTTCCAATTAAAAAAATATATATCCTATAATAATAATCATACAATAAGCATGATGCATTGCGTTTACTAAAAGTTTTTCTATAGTTCCTGTTCTATTTTCTAAATGTAGCGCAACAAAAATACCAAAAAATGGAACCCAAAAAACTATATTCAAAATGAGTTTTTTCATAAAATATTTTAAAAAAAATAACGGTGCAGGATTTTACACCCACACCGTTTACATATTTTATCTACTATTATTATTTAGATTTTCTTAGCACATTTTACCACCCTTACCTGCTTTTGGCATTACTTTACCTTTTTCATTAAGATTATTAGTCTTAGAAGGTGTTGGACTCTTTGAAGCAGTCACTTTTGGATTAATTTTTGCAGTTGATTTCTTATCTGCCATAATATTTAAATTTTAATTGGTTACTTGATTAAAAAAAGTAGGTTATATATGATATTTTGATCTGATTGCACGATACCCTATATTTACGTCCTTACTCGACCTGCTATAACAAATTTATTATTTTTATTATATAATTACCATTCTAAAACGGAAGATCATCCGAAACATCAGGAACTTGTGCAGAAGCTCTCAAAATAATATCTTCTGTTTCGTGACTTGGGTTTTTATCCAATTTCTTCAGAAAATTATTCCAATTTGCACTACCTTCTTCCCATTTACCTTCTTCAAATCCACTCTTATTTGCTAAATCTGTATCTATAATGAAATGTAGATAAGGTAATTGCCCATAAATTTTCCCATTAGCACTTTCTTGTCCTGCAACTATCATTGCAAGTTTCTTTTGGGTAATACGTGAATCATTCAGGAGTGTTTCATAATATTTACCTACCTCATCTACAGATTTAAATGCTTTGGTACATTCTTTTCCTGTAAGCGCAAAATGCAAATATTGCAATCTCTTCATAAGACCTTCTGCAGGACTAACATAGAACTTCTCTGTTAATTGCCCACTCTTTCCTAAAAATAATACTTCTAAATAAGGACATTTAAGCTTACCCTCCTTATTATTTTCAGTAGGTTTTATAAATTTTGCAGATTCAACATGCATCCAATAATTACCCATACTTACATATTCTGTACGCTCAGGAATACTAATCTTTCCAAAATCCATCATTTCATTTTCTGCACTTCTATGTGCCACATTGTTATTTCCACTCATATGATTTGTTTTTAATTTTCAATTATTTTACTTCTATTTCTATATTCTTCGACTACTTTTGAATAACCTTCCCAATTATCTACACCAAATTCTTGTAAACAAGATAATAATAAATAATTTTCAATTAATAAATTATACTCCTTTTTACTTATAGTAATTGTATCTTCCATTATTCTACTATTTCTTTTCTTTTAGCTTTAACTGGTTTTTCTTCTTCTTTTTGACAATCTTCATCATTATAATAACAATGAATCATATCCTTCACATAACCTAAATCATTTGGAATCTCGCGAGAAGGAAACATCCCCACTGGTGCCTTTACTGTTGTATTTGCGGCTTCTGTTAAAAAATGATATTTAATATCTTCTCCTTCTAACTTCTTTTCAGCTAATAAAACTATTGTAAAAAATGATTCATAGCTAGACATTTTAGAGTCTACAACATTTCCTATAGTTTGTGCAGAAACGGTTTTTGGAGATAATATATCGTCGCCGTCAGTTTTTACGTGATGCATGAAAAATATAGTAAGGGAATCTCTAAATTTTTTAACTTCATTAGCTATAGTAACCATATAATAACTAATATCATTAAATTTTTCCCAACCATTCTCTCCAATACGTCTTATAAACTCCATACTATAAGTATGTGTTGAGTCATCAATCACGATATTAGTGATATCAAGACGATTTTCATTCACATATTTAAGCCAACCCAATATTTCTTTTGGATGTGAAGTAAATATCAAATTACCTTTCGGATTATCTGTTTTAGACCAAGTTGTATATTGTTTCTTACTACCACGCCAAGGCAAGTCTTTACCTAAAGCATTAATAATTATAGTCTCTTTTGGATCAAGACCTTTTATTCCTAACTCCGGTATATTACCTATTGAGGTTGATTTACCACTTCCCGATTGACCGAGGCACAAAACTGAAACTGCTCCCATATATCTCTTCTCTCTTTTCTTTACACAAAGTTACAACTCTTTATTCAATTCAACAACTATTTCAAAATATTTATCTTTTCTTAATCAAAGACATCTTCTTCATATTCATCTTCATCTAAAATATCTAAATTAAATGCGGCTTGCTGTAAATATTTTTCAAATTCTGCAAGATCTTTTCCATTTTTTGGAGACATATCTTCGTCTATTTCATCCCAATTTTCATCTTGTGGGAATTGCTCATCTTCATAAATTTTCTTACTCATGATTTTGCGTTTTTAATTTTTAAATTTAAACATCGTATCCAAATAACCAACAAACATATACCCCAATATCATCCATCTCACTCCCACCATTTATAAAAGTTTTATCAACATATGCTTCTAATTCATTCCATCTTTTTGCATCTAGTTTTATTTTTTCTATATCTTCTTCCATATTTTAAAACATTGATTTTACAATAAACTTAAAATATATAATTTTCTTGCATTAACTGCTTCATCTGCTGTATCAAAAAATCCTAAATGCAAATGAATATTTTTACCTGCAGGTGTTTTAAAATCTAAAAACGCAACCCATTTATCGCTTCTTTTATCTAGACAAGCACCTCTATGTGTAGTTCTTTGTCTAGTATTTCTTACTAAATCTTTACTTATTTTATTTTGCATATCTTAAAACATTGATTTTTGTGATCCATACTTAGCTAATTTTTGCTTCTCTGTTTCCACTATCTCTCGATATATCTTATCTAGCGCATCTCTATCTTCTAATCTAGGTAATTCATCGAAATTTTCATGTTTTCCGTCAAACAGTAATGGAAGTCTACCACCAAGTTCTCCGTGCGAATTTTTCAACATTAGCAAAGACCTGAAGTTATCCCTAAGTACATCAATATTATATCCGTCAGAGTTTGGGTATTGGTGAATATCATACCTGTTGGGACTAAAAAGTGCCATTATAACATGCGAATTTCTGGCAGAAATTTTTGAGTCCCCAATGCTGGATAGCGATGGCTCTACACTTGCAATAGTACCTTTATTTGCATTTCTATGGGCAAATTTTTCACTATCAAAATCCAATTGCATAATATCCACAATAGTCATTTGCATCTCCTTACAGAGCTTTAAACGGGCTATATTACGACTCCAACGTTTGATCGCCTCGAATTCATTTGAATCTTGGGGATCTTTGGTAATATTTGATATGTTGTCAACGAAGGTTATGATCTGATGAGTGCTACCCCACTTATCATGTGCCCTTTTACAGATATTAAATATCTCGTCTGGACTAGTAGCTCCATTGATCACATTTACAATTTGATCATATTCATTAAAAAATCCAGAATCTTGCTGTAATAAATCAATATACTTTTGATTTAGAGGTGATTCACGAGAATTCATATATTTAAGACCTAAATCTTCTTTATGATGCTTCCATAAATAGTGGCTCATTGTTTTCTTATATACTTCTTTACGATCGTCCTCAAGACTGAAATCTAACACTTTAACCTGATATCCTGTTTCAAATGCAAATTCTGCAATTTTGTAAATAAAATATCGTTTTAGTTTTGATTTACCAGTATTTGTTCCTCCGAGAATTTGATAGTAAGTTCCTGGATCAAATCCGTCTACACTATGCAGCCACCTAGAAAATGGAAATGGCACGGAGTTGTGTAATCCCTTCTCTTTTCGTTCTTTTTTAGCTATTATATCAGCCATTGTAGTTTCAAATAATCCCACGATTTCTATCCTCCTCGATTTTTATTAATTCTTCTAATTTTTCTTGTAGAAATTGAACTATATTGAAATTTTTATATTTAGCTAAATATAAAATAGATTCAAAAATAATATCAAAATCAGCCGTTATTTATTCGTTTTAATATTTCTATATCTGAATCATTGTAAATATCCCGTAAATGTAAATCTTGATTATATGTTTTTGGGGATTGGATTTCTGCAAATTGATTTATACCTAAATTAAATAATGCCTGTCCAAAACGAATTTCTGGATTTGCACCTAGATATTTCCTTAATCTATCACATATTATTAATGCGTCTTCCATTATTTTTTATTTTTACATTGTTCACATATATAAAATCCTGATTCTGTAAATTCTTCAATACAATATCTATGTTTAGTATTAATTCCACATGAGTCACATTTTGGTTGAAGCCATTTATTAAGTATTATTGCATATTTGTAACCAGTCCTGTAAAATTTCTTGATCAGATTTTGTATTAATTGTATTTTCATTATTTTGTATTTCAAAAAAATAATTTGCAAATGCAATCGTATCTTCTCCTGTATATTCACTAATATTTAAATTCATAGCTATGTTGTTTTATTTTTTTCTTTATTTTTCTTTTTCTTATCATAATGATCTTGAAATTTTGTATATTTAATAGACTCTGGTACATCTTTACACCTTTGTTTATGTTTATTAATATAGTTTATAAATTTATATATTAAATCTAAATCCTCATTTAATAATCCTAAAGCGGTATTACACTTAGAGCACAGTAAATCTCGAATTTGTCCAGTTTCATGATCATGATCAATAGCCAATCTTTTTAATGTATTATTAAGTACTCCAGCTTCTTTATTACCACAAATAGAACATTTTCCATCTTGTGTATTAAGCATTTCTAAATATTCTTCTGGGGTTATACCATATTTTAATATATTATTTCTTTGTTGTCTATTAAATCCATTCTCATCAACAATAGCATTTAGTTCGTTAGCTCGCTGTCTATATCTATCCCAATTTCTATAATAGTGATTTAAAAAAGAACTAGATGCCTCTTCAAATTCTTCTTTTGTTAAATTATCTTTACTTAATCGTAAAGTTAAAGCTTTACAAGCCTTACACCTGGTTTCATGACCCGTTTTAAATACTTTAGATTTGTGAAAACACTCTAATGGCTTTTCTTTGTAACAAATACTACATTTTTGTAAAATTTCTTCATTTTCCATAAAAATAAAAAAGTTCCCAAATCAGAGTGTAATAGTCAACCAAGGGAAGACATCTGAGATGAGAACTAATATTTTAAGGTTAATTCTCTTGGATAAAGACTATTACAAATAAAATATACGGAAAATTTTTCATTCTAACAAATTACTCACGCAGTATTCAGGAAATCCATATTAAACTCCATTATCTTATTATTATTTCTTTCTATATATTGATGGCAAACAGTAGCTAAATCAAAAGTTACTTCTTTATTTTCAAGTTTCCAAATAAGATATTTAGCTGTTTTCATATATTTAGTACCTGTTTCTGAATTACTAAATTCTTTAATATATTCTGCAACTGCGTTTAATATTAAATTAAAATTATATTCGGGGAACTCTTTAAGGAATCTTGCAAATCTTATTTCTGCTATTTTTGGATTTACTGTGTGAGTCCTTGGAAATAATTGCGCATATCTTTCACAAAATTCACTCAAAGTCATTTCTTTTGCCTGTATTGCCACTTTGTCTTCGATTCTAGGCTCTAAAAGATCTTCAGCAGATACTTCATCAGAAAATGCATTTCTAAGGATTTTTACTAACTCTAATCCTTTTTTAGAAATTTTATATAAATATTGTGCATTTTTTTCAGAAGACTCTACTAAAAAATCTCTGCGAAACATAAACCTATATAAAATTAACATTCTTTTTTGCCGAGAACTATCATCTATTAAATCTAATAAATACTCCTTTCTCTCATCCATACAGAGTAAAACAAACATAACTGTACCTGATAAATCTGCAGGTATGTCATGTTTTTTTAATTCTGCTATCACATTCTTATTAAATTGAATATTAATCATAATTATTTCAAAGATTTTAATAGATAATCACTCACTTCTATAACTTTATCGTTGCTACCTACTTCTTTTCTGAACTCCATTATTGCCTTTGAAGCAAACATTTTCATGCAATAACGAACATCTCCCAAAGTAAACTCAAAATTTTCTGCATCTTCTTCTTCATTATTATAGAATATGTCAATATATTCATTAATCGTTTCTATCGTATTATCCATTCTATTTTATTTTAAATTATTTTTAAATTTTTCAAACGCATCATAATCATATACAGCTGTATCGAGGCCAAATATTGAATTGCCTTTATCTTTCCGTATATAAATCATACTTGAATTATCTAATATCTGGTCTATTTGATATTTACAATACTCAATCATTGCTTTATGTACTTCTTCTTTAGTCATTATTGAATAACCATTCCAAAATGCACCTACTGTTTTAAATTTTTCTGCCATGTTGCAAATTTACAATGATTTTGAATCAGAAACTTCTTTTGGTTTATATTTATGTTCTTCACATAAGCAAGTAAGCCATCTTGGATTACCTTGAATAGTTCCAGGATTACCACAAACTTCACAAGTTTTCATAGAAATGCTTTCGTATTTATATATTATGTCATGTACTTCTTTTGGCGCAGAATTTACATAAAAACGCAATCCACCAAATTTTTCCTTAATCTGACAAACTTGTTTATCCCAACCGGCATTTATTAATTCTTCTATTAAAGACTTAATTAATCCATACCAACCAGGTCCTACAGAAAATATATAAGCATCAGTTAATGGTCCTATATCTGTTCTTATTCCACTTTCTAGACCTCCTATAGATACTAGAAATTCATCCATTTCTTCTTTTGTAATTGTATTCATATTAAAATAAACTTAATTGCATTTTAGGTGCTTGCATCTCCTGTATAATTTTTCGTGTATCTGCAATATAATGTGAATAATCAATTTTATATTCTTCCCAACATTTTTCTTTATGATTATTATATAATAATACAGGATTACTTGCATTTACATGTTCAAAAGTTGCAGTAGCTTTATATTTTTTTGCACTACTTTTTTTCTTTTTTAAAAGATACGCTGCGGGTCTAGAAAAATAATATCTATTTAAATTCTGAATTTGTTCATTTTCATAATAAACACCATAATCTTTACTAATTTTCTTAGCACAAGTATAATGAAATATATTAAAATTAAATTTGTTAGGATTTGTTATAGTTTCTTCTATTGGAATGCCTTTTACAAAAAAATTATTCAACGCTTCTGCAATAACTGTTTCATTAGTTGAATCTCCTAAAGGTATTTCATCTTTTCCTTCTTCATCTTTTAAAAGTTTAAATAATCCTTTTCGTTTTGCCTTATTTTTTTCAGTTAAAGCAATATAGTTATTTACATTCTTATAATAAATAAACTTATATTCTTCATGTTCAAAATTAAGATTAAATTGTTCTTCAATCTCTTTAAAAACCTCTTTGTATTTTTTTTGTTCATTCACAGGTACAATAGCTTCAATACCATCTGTATTTACCGATATTACCTGCCAATTATTTAAAATACATAATTCAACTGCTTTTGTAAGAATTAATTGTCCAATTAGTCTTAATCTTAATGCGCCTTCTGGAAAATAAAGCCATGAATGTTGTTGATCTAATAAACCACTTACCCCATTTAAAATTAATTTAAAAAAGATATCTTTGGCTTTTTGCCGAGCTTTCTTGGCAATAATTCTCTCGTCTTTAATAGAAGTATATCTGCGTAAAACTTCAGGAAATCTAATACATCTATAATTTATAATTAAATTTGGATATAGTGAAGCAACATCAGAAGTCATTATTTTATGAGTAGAAGTAGTATCATACAATTCATTTTCATTTACACTATGTAATCCTCCTATACCATAAGACAATCTAATTGTTGTGTTTTTCTCTATTATAGGAACTTCTTCTGAAAATTCATTTACAGAATTTAAAATGCGTTCATATAATTTTTGAAAAACAGGTAATTTAAAATTAGGATTAAAATCATGTAAAATTTCTTTAATATATATCGTAGGTTTATCAAATCGCAAATATCTTGTATTTTTTACAAATGTTTCATATCCTTCGGACATATTAGAAACTTCTCCATTATTCCATTTTTCTTTACAATAATCTTCTAAAAGAGATTCAGAAGCAATTTTTATTGCATCATAAGACATACATTGAATACCTGTATCTTTCCAAATATTTTTTCGTAAAGTAATTTCTCCTTTTTGTTTTTCAGCTAATAAATCTAAAATTCCTAAATCATGAATATTATTATATTCTCTAACTTGTCTTATTTGTTCTAAATTTAAAATAGTTTCTGGATTATATGGAAGTTCCATTACTACAGGATAATTCATTTGTATTCCTAATGATTTTAAACTAATTTTTTTAGAAATACGCAACATTTTTGCCCAAAATAAATACAAATCTATAGAAATCCAATTAGTTTTAAAGTATATATAAGATTTTAAAAAATCTCTATTTAAATCTGTATTTATTACTTTATCAGAACAAATTTTTATTCTTTGTAATAAATCTTCTTTTTTAAGATTTTTAAGTTTTTGCCAATCTTTTAAAAAATACTTAATAATTACTTCATCATAATGTATTCCATTAAAAGATATTAAAAATCCTTTATATTTACTAAAGAAATCATAAATCTTTTGTCTATCATCAAACTCTTCTGATATTTCTAAATTTATGACTTCTTTAGTTCTAAAATCCTTTATTCCTACTTCAAAATAATTAGGAAACACCTCTATATCAAATTCCTTCACATTACTATTTCCTTCTCTCATGCTTTTATTTTAAATTTATTAATGATCTGCGCATTGTTACTTCTATAGATTCTTCTCCATCTCGTTGTTCTACTAATGGTTTTTCCATTTCATAGTGTACTATAACTCGATTTTTTTCTATAGTAATTAATGCGCGTTTATTTTCTAAAATTTTATTTATTTCTTCCCAAATACTCATTGTGGTAAATTTTGTTGTTCAATTATTTCTTCAACTATCTTAGGGCCTTGAATAAATGCGTTTAATGTATCAAAAGAGATCCATACTTGTCCAGAATAAACTCTAAATAAAAGATTTTCCCAAGTTACTTCTGCAGATTGTTCTATAGATATTAGTTCTCCTTTAACGATTGATTCTCTTCGATTTGCATCAAAAATTTCTAGAAAATGCAACTTATTTTCTTCGTCAGAATTTAATTGAAATTTTATATTTTTTATATTCATCTATTAATTTTAAAAAACAACCCTGAATTTATATATCTAGGGTTGTTTTAGTTTATTAATGTATTTTTACTGTTTTCTTAAATTCATCCCAAAACATTGCACGAACATTTTTTGGAAATCCTGCAATTGCTAATTTAAAACTTGTTTTTCTTGCCACCGACTTATTAAAAATATCTTTATGATATTTCTTAATAGTTACTTTTACTATTTCCCTAAATGGTTCTTCAGTATTTCCTGTAAACTCATCTATTATACAACTTGTGCAATTTTGTGTTGTAGTTTGATTGTGTAATTCTTTTTCACACGAATCATAATACCAACGTACTTTATAATTTCCAGCTTTCATTTTTTAAATTTTTTAAGATATACTAATTAAATAAAATTTTAATTTTTCTATTATCATTGGAAATTCTTCTAAAGGAATATTTCTAGAAGATGTTATTTCATTTTCTTTTTTAAATGCACCCCAAATATCATATCTAGAATTTCCAGAATGGACACAATACTCGTCAATACATACAAATAATTCTTCTTGGTAATCTCTAAGAGTTTTATTTCTATTAGGATATATTTTTATTTGATACGTATCATCTTCAAGTGGCACTTCTGTTAAAATTTTATTATTCTTTACTTGTATTTTCAGATTCATGTCTTTGAGATTTATCAAAAGGATTACCAAATACAATTCTACATAAAAGAGTAAATACAAGAACTACTCCAAAACATTTTAATTCTAACATTTATTTATTTTTTATATTATATTCATGTATAATAAATCCTGTAAGTAATTCTGGAACTAATAGTGCAAGCCAAGATCTAATATCTGACATCGGTAAAGTCCAAAATTTAAAAATCGCAAGGCAATAAATCAGCAGTACTATTACTAAAATTATTATTGTTTTCATAATTAAGCTCTTTCTGGGTGTCTTCTAAATGCATCATCATTATTATTTTCAAAACTTTGCAATTCTGGTGCATCTTCTAATTTCTCTATTCTATTTTCTAAAGATTCTATATAATTTATAATACATTCACAGGCATCTTTAGATATATTTACCATAGATAATTCTTCTGTTAACCCTATTTTATCTTCCGGTGTCATATCTTTTATTTAATTCTAATTGTTGAATTTGTTTTTGCATTTTTTCTATTTTTTGATCTTGTTGATCTATGTGATTAATTAAATGGATTAAATTCATTTGTAAACTACCTCCAAAACATCCAAATCTATCATAATTAATATCTATAATTAATTTTTCTTTTAGTGCTTTATTCATTTGGTTTAGTTATTTTAGATACTAAAAACATTTCTCTGTTCGGATGCCAATCTTTAAATTTATTTAGATTCATTCCTTCATACAAATCTAGTTCTTAATTCTAGAAATTATATAACCTAATTTTGTTGCTTCTTCAACATTTTGGTGACACCATAAATGGCATGGGCGACAAGTAGGAATCAGATGCTCTAGCAAAAAAAGACCTCTGCCGCGAGCATGGTGAATTTCTGTTGCTGGATTTTTATTACATATAGTACATATAGGAAATTTTTCTAATAGCTCCAATCTTAGTTTTTGATATTGTTTTTGTCTACCTATTTGTTTTTGACTAAATTTTGATATTGCCTTTTGAGATTTTTTTAAAGGTGTTTTCTTGATAGTTGTTTTAGGGGGGCTTTTGTGTTTTAAAACACTTTTTTTAATCAAAAATTTTTCTGGATTTAATTTTTTAAAGCAAGAAAGACATAACTTATTTTTATAATAAATTACATCTTTCTTGCATTCAGTACATTGTTTTAATTTTTTATTCATTAGCAAAAATACAAAATATTTTATATTTTGACTAATTTATTTTTATTATATTCTTTGAAAACTATAAAAAATTTTTTTTAAATCATCCGAAAACATCATTGCTCTATTTAATTGTGCTTTATTTTCTTTACAAAATTGCATAAATTTATTATGATTATAAGATGTATTTATCTTACTATAATAAATATAAAATTCTTTTGCAAAGTTTCTAAGACCGTATTTGTCTTTTGGGGTTAAAACTCTAACTATATCTGAAAATAAACTTAAATAGTTTGCAGCATACTTTTCATTTTTTATTCTAAAATCCCCACGTCTTACTAAATTTGTGTGATTATTTATACCAGATCCTGATAAAACTCCTGTTATTATTCTAGACTCTAACTGATAAGTATTTAAGTAATGCATTAATTTTTTGTAGTCCACGTGTACAGCAGACCAACTTAAAATATAATCATTACTTGTCCAAGATTTTGAAGAACTATTAAAAAAAGCAATGGTTTCAACTAAGTCCCGCATATCTTTAATTTCTATTTCAATATAAGGAATATCTAATCTTAACTGCAAGCAAGCGTGATATAAATGTTGCCCGTCTATTATATATGTTGTTGATTTTCCTGTAATAAAAGATATAGTACACACTATAACTGGCCTAGTAATGCATTTCCTATCTATAGATGTTGCAAGTTTTAATATTTGTTTTGGTAGTACTTCTCGATTTATACCTGTTAAAAGTGACCATACTTTGCGTCCGTCTAATTTTAACCATTTCCAAGTTTGTTGTTGTTTTTGCATTTTTTTGAATTTTTAGTTTGAGTTGTTAATAAATAATTTGAATTGTGTGCATTGGTGAAGTGTCACAATATGAGTATGCCCTTACTATTACATTTTTTCTACAATTAATAAAGTGCTGAACGCCATATTGCATTTTTAATGAATTTACTAAAAAACATTCTACACCTAATAGTTTATTTATAAATTTAAGAATTGGCTCTATTGAAGAACTTTCTCGCATATAAGAAACTGAAAACATAAAGCATTTTATATTAGAATTCATAGTGTATTGTCTATATAATAATTTTGAAATTGTATTTTGTGCGGATTTAAAGGTACACATTAAATCTAAATCTATTACTTGTTGTGGTTGTGCATTTATTATATCCCCCGATTTAAATTGCACTTTATTTTTTAATTTTTTCGTACTATATAAAAGATTTAATTGTTCTAAATATATAGACATTTCTTTTTCATAACTAATTATCTTTTTTTTATTTTGACTTTGTGCAAATTCTATAAATTCTTTTGCATTTGGTCCTGCTAAACATAATAAATCTGATTCGATACCAAAAATTTGAGAATAGCATAAATATTGGACTAACCTTTTATTTATGCTATTCTCGTATGTTTTTATTTTCATATAATAATTTTATATAAACCAACCGCTATTCTTCCCCTGTAGAGGTTTTAAATACTATTTCATTGTTGTCATTATTTCTAACTGCACTTTCTAAAATTTTTCCTATAAGTACAGTTATATCACATCTATCTGAATAACCCATAAAATTATTGTTTTATATAAATTGCGAAAAAAAATGTTCCTGGATATTCAGATTCCCATTGATTTAGTGCTTCTTGTGGTGTTTTTGCCTCAAAATTTCTACCAGTGCTCATATGATCCTCTTCTCTTTCAAACCAAACCACATGATATGTGTGTTTCATATATTATATTTTTTCTTTATTTCTTAAAATAAACTCCTTGCAAGTTTTATATATACTTAGTACATTGCCCTTATCCCAATTTATACTCAGATTTTCCAATAATTCTACTCTATTATTCTTTTCTTTTATATTTGAGTCTTTTATTGGTATTTCTGTTAGGATTTTTCTTAGGGTTACTCGATATTGCGCGAGACCTAATTTTTTTGTGTCATTCTTATAAGATATATCTAATCTTGCTTTTAAACCTCCTAATTCTTTTTGATTTAATAAAATTATTTTTGCTATTTCTTCTATTTTTTGAATATTTTCTTTGGCTGTTTTAAATAATTGTTTTAATTCTGCTAAATTATTTATATATTCCTGCGTTTTTTCAAAAAAGTTTTTGCAATTTTCTTCAGAAGGTTGATCAAATAATTGTGTTTTACCCCTATTTAGAATAATTGTAGCTCTTTGTTTAGTTTCTTCTATGTAAGAATCTCTTAAAACTGCAAAAAAGTCACATCTTAATTGTTCAACTTTTTGCAAATCTGCTAATTCTTTTTGTAGGTCTGCGCCTAAAGTAAGCCAATTTACTACAATCTTTTTTGCATCTTCTTCAGATTCTATATTGCAGCTTGATGTACCGAAAAAATATTCTTCTAATTTATTTTTAAATTCTTTTTTGTCTTTACCTTGTCCTATAGTATATTTTGCAGCACTATAAAGTTTAGTTTCAATAATTTTTTTAAAGTTTGCATAATATTTGTCGTAAACATCATTAGCACTCATTGCAACTATTTCTTCAAGTGTTGGCAGGGTCTCTAGTTTCTTTTCTTTTATAGGCTTTAATGTAGGAATTTTTTTCAAATTTTGTGCAGTTGATGGTTGTAAAATTAATTCTGTTTCTAAGAATAGCATTCTTGTATTATTAGCTAAAGAAATCCATTTTTCTGCTGAATGCTGTATTTCCGTTACTGTAAAATTTCTAATAAACGCCTTTAAACCAAAATTAGACTCTACAGATATTCTTACACCTTCAGATAAAACATCTCTATTTATTTTAACTATATCTCCTACTTGTAAATTATTAGAAACCAATTCTAAATTGCCTTTTCTAAAAGTAAGTCTACCAGGAGTATCTAATTTAAACCAATCTCCGTATACGGCGTTGGTAACGCCTCTATTTTCTGTAATAGTCCAGATATGATTGAAATCATTACTTATATCTCTTAGTAATTCAGTATAAACACCCTCAAAAATAGAATCTTCTTGTAATCTTATTGGGTTATTTACTATTCTTACTTTTGATCCTACTCTGAATACGGGGTCTGCAAGTTTTTTTCGTACAATTTGCACTCCTCTGCTACAAAAAGTATACATAGAAATACCTTCTAATATTACATTACCTGATACGTTAATAGCCTGCACTAGATATTCGCGTTCATAATTACTTCCTGCAAGAACTCTTAAATAAGAAGTTGTTAAGCTTAATCTATTTTCATCTAAGAATATATTAGAAGTAAATCTAATTGTATCACCTACTTCTATTGTTTCTTCTTCTCTTTCTTCTGTAAGTGGTACTCCACTGGCATCTGTTAAAATAACGGATGCCCTATCAAAATAGTGATTAACTAATCCATCTAATCTTACTTTAGTACCATCTCTCGCAGTAACAGTAGTTATTTGATGCGGAAATGTAAAATAAGAATTGTATTGATTAAAAACATTACTATAATCTAATCCTACACGTTGATATGATGGTACATTATTATTTAATATTGCGTAATCTCCTACTTGCATATATTATTAATTTAATTTATTGCGTTTTTATAAAAATTATTTTTTTATTATATAAGGTTCAAAGAGTATTACAAATCCAAAATTTAATAATGCAAATCCAAAAATTGGTCGGCATTTAATTGTTTGTGAATCTCTAAAATCCAATTTTGTTGTAATAAATATAAAGTAACACTCTATTAATTTATATATTTTATCATTTTTCTAATTATTTTCAAATCTAATTGAGGCAAATTTTAATTTATGTGGTATTTTATCTTGCATTTTTTAAAATTTTGTTGTGCATTTATTTTTACTCAAAATCTTAACAAAAAAAGAGATTACCTAAATTAATAGATAATCTCTTTCTCTATAAGTAGTGCTTTATACTTCTTACTATATAAAGACTTTGCGATATCTCAGTCGCCATGACTGAAATTAGTTTAAATTGTGGTAATACTTGGAATTCAACCAAGCCTTAATTTTTAGAAGAAATTCGTGCGATGCAATACACTATACTACCAAACTTTGTGAACAACATTTTGCATTTATCCCAATTTACACTACGTGGAAGTAGTTGTTCTTTGTAAATCTGGAGGTAGAGGCATCCGAGAGCCTCGTCTTTAACAAAGCCAAATTATGATTATCTTATGTCTATAGTCTGTTTTATTGCCTTGACTTGGCTAGTTATTCTTTTCTATTTCTCTTTTGACCTCATTAGGCTAATCTTGCAAGCAAGCAAAGGCGATCTGCAGGTATTCAAAATACTATTAAAAAATAACAAAAACTAGGAGATTTCTTATTTTATTGTCCTATACATCTCTGGAATTTTGACGCATCTATGTTTTTAAAGTTGTCAAATGCGTTGCAACTCAATTGTAATTTTGACTAAGCTACTTCTAATTCACTCATCAAGCCCATAGACATAAGCATTTCGTCTATATCGTTACCTACCTGTACGTTAGAAACTTCTACGTTTATTATTATATGAATTATTTAAGGCAATACATACACCTGCCTAGACACTCACTTTCCTGCATTTATTAAATCAAAACCTTTTACCCCCGAGTTTTATTTAATTATTACCTTGTACCATTAACATTCCTTCTAATTTCTTTTCTAAGAAGTTGTATAGGTGGTTTAATGACTTTTTTTGTTTAAATTGCATTTTTTTTAAATTTTTTTCGCGCAATTTTTCTGATTTATGAATAGATATATTACCTTTTTCATTTTCATACTTCTTTTGCACTCCTAATTCTAAAATTGAATGCTTCTTAGTTAAATCTGTTTCTGGTAGTACTTGCCCACCCTTAAAAATAGATTTTACTTCTAATACTGGTTTTGTGATTTGCTTTTTCATTTTTTGAGTTTTTAATTTAGATTTTATTAATAATTATTTTTTCTTTAGAGCATTTTCTAGTTTTTCTTTAATACTAGGGTGTGCATTTTCATTTTTAGAATTTTCTTGTATTCCACTTATTTTAGCTGAAGGATATTCTGAAGGAATTGCTACAAATCCAAGATAACTAGGATGCTTTGACCAATGTTGATATTCTGATTTTTCTACACTTTTTCTTTCTACTGACATAATTTAGTTATTTATTACAAATTTACGAAAAAATTTTGATAAATCGGTAATTATTTTTTATTTTTATGTTCATTTAATGATTCCATATATTCCTTAAATGTGCAATCCATTGATTTTACTTTTGATTTGAATTTCCAAAGATTTTCCATATCTTCTAAAGTATATGTGGGTTGCATTGCCTTTTTTAAAATTTCTGTGTTATTATATGGTTTTATTGGTATTTCATTTTTTGTAGTCATAATGAACTTATTAAATCATCTTTAGTGCTATATATATTTACAGCATCTACATATGAACTATTTGGAAATTCTTTATTTGTTGCTCTAACGCTATAATAGATGTTTTTTTCATCTTCTGATAGATTAATTTTTGTAACAAGTACTTGTAAGGGTTTGTTACGATACATAACCCAACAAGTGTCGTTTATATTAAATTTATTTGTTATTTTTTTCATAAAATTAATTTATTCCAAAACATTTACACAGATCTTTAAGATTTTTAAATAAATCATCTGGGTATTTGCTTGCCTTTAAAATTTTTTTGACTTTTTGCAATTGTTTATCTTGGTACGTTATTATAGAATGCATTCCTTTAATTTGGTTTAACTCTATAATTATTTCTTGTATACACTTTTTTAATTCTTCTTCTTTTTCTTCGTAATCACTTAAGTAATATATAAATTCTTCAATTCTATCACATGCTTGATTACGCACTGTAACTAATTTTTTTACTTTTTGTACCATTCTGCACGACAATTTTAAAAAATAATAGGTTTGGACTCTATTTAATACCAAAATTCCTTCCAAATAAAAAACTCAAATAAAATATTTGGACAGTGTGTTATCATCTCTGATTTGCTTTTGCTTACAACACCTACTATTCTAATTACTTACCAACCCCTTAAACTATGAGTTTTATGTTCTCTTTTACTATATCTTTCTTCAAAATCTGAATCTTTCCAGGCAAGGTCTAATTCAGTGTCTTTTTCTTCTTCAATTGTGTCCTCGTGTGTACTACCACATTTAGAACAATCTAAATCTCGTGTATGGTTTGTAATAGCGTGGCAATTTTTGCAATACTTTTTAGACATATTTAAGATTTTTTGAGTTCAAACCAATATTTTTTTATTTTTATATTTGCAATTATTTGACAAAGTTGCGTTCTTAAAACCATTTCATGTGAAATTAATATCTTTTTTCCACAATGATCTGTATATAAGCTATATTCTTCTTTGGAATTCAAAACAAATTGCAAATCTTCTAAATTTTTTATTAATTGCATTATTTAATGTATATTAAGGATATATAGCTGATACCGAATCCGTTGCTTTTTTTCATTTTAATTTCTTTTAAATCGTTTTTGTTGTTCGTTATGATATAATTCTTTGAATCTTGAATTATTTATTGCAAGTCTTTTTAATCTTGCGTCTTTTAAAAAATTTTCTTCCTGCACGGCATTTGAATCAGAAAAATTATAATACCAATCCAAGCTATTTAATAATCCTAAGTATTCTTGTTCTGTTATATTATCTTCCTTTTCCATTAGTTTTTATTTATTCTGCTCCGTGATTACTGTGTGCAAAAGGTCTAAATCCTGTGGCACGTTTTATTTTTGTCTCTTTTGAATCTTTGTGCAATGAATGCGTTGCCTTATTTTTGTGGCTTTTTATATTATGTATATTGCGTTTTCTATTAGGTATTATATCTAACCCTAATACGTTATCACAAATTTCTTTAAATAATTTGCGTTGGTTTCTACGGCTATTCTTACTCATTTTAATAAGTTTTTTAGTTGTTTATATGCGTGTTGTTTAATACTTTTAGTATGCCTATAAGCCAATCCTATTTTTTCTGAAATATCTCGGCAATTATATCCTTGATTATACATTTTTACTATTGTATAAGCATGTTTTTTATATGCAGATTCCCGACCTATTGCATTTTCTAATTTTTTTTTAATAAGTTCTTCTTCAATCTCTTGATAATTTGGTATATCTTGTAATACATTATCATGGAGATTCTCAAATAGCGTAATCTTTATTGCAGAAATTTTTTCATAATTTCTTTGGACATATTGGTTCATGGCGTTATGTAACACTTTAAACATCCACGAATCAAACGCCGCATCATTTTTAATATTGTTTCTATATTTAAATATATTTAAAAATGCATTATGTGCAATTTCTTGTGCATCACAATATTGTAAACTACAACGACGTTTTAATACATATCCAATAAATCTACTTAAATAATTTCTATATAAATCTTCTTGAAATTCCTTTTCATTCATCTTCATATTTATTTTCTTGCCACCTTAAAATTGTTTTTGAAATAATCTGTACCACTATTATTATTGTAAGATAGTGGCAAATTGCTTGAAAGTTTCCCATACTAATAAGATTTGTTATATACACGATTTTCTCTGATTAGATTTATTAGATATACTAAGTGGGGTGTAATATTAGAATCTCTAAGTGATGTACAGATATACCTTGTTTGCGTTAGATTATCATAGAGCATGTACTTACTATAAGATACTGTAAAATATAGGTTATCTGTTGTTATAAAGGGTGTTGCATTTTCAAAAATATTTTCTACAGACGCATAACACCAATATTTTTGCTTTTCAATTCTAATAGAATCTCCTTTAAAAGATTGAGTATATAAATCAGATTGAGCAGATGCATTTAATCCTATACTTAGAATTAAAGCTATTGATAATAATTTCATAAATAAATTTTTTAGAGTTTTTCAATAATTTAAAAATCAGTTTTCTTACAAGAATCTAAACTGATAAAACCTATAGTATTTTAATAAATACATTTGTAGACAATATATCCAATTAATAATTGTAAAATTGGATTAAGTATTGCCTTTATTATGTAAAAATTTTGTGAATCTTTATATTCTTTTTTTATATTATCTGTGTATGAACTTTTACATAAATTAATAAACATCATTAAAGAAACTGCTTCCCAATAGTTTATATGTGGTAAATTTGGAAAAATTGGTAACAAAAACCAATACCAAAATTTATATACCACAAAACCTCCCATTGCTGCAGAATACCACATTAGCAGACCTAAGCCTGCTATTACACCAATTACTATTATAAGTGTTTCCATTTTACATTCTTGTTTGTAAGGTTGCTATTTCTTTAGTAATGCGTACTTTATCTAATTCTTCTAAGGGAATCATTTCTATTGTAGGGGTAATGTTACCTTCTGCGTCTACAAAAAACTTTTTTTGTTTAGTTCCTGCAAGTAATTGTTCTTCTAGTCGTGTTTTAACTATAGATCTTCTATTAATTGCACTGCGTTTTTTTGAAAATTTTGTTAGTGTTGTCATTTTATTTAGATTGAATTTTAAAAAATTTTAATAGATTTGCGTTTTAAAAACTCAGATAACAGGCTGTATATATGATACTATTTAACGGCTTATACACACCGCACCTATTATCTGAGAACTCAAAAATCCTAATGTCTTACTTCTAATTCTGTTAAACTGTGTATTTTTTTGGTAAACTTTGACTGTTTATGCAGTTTCTTTTGAATTTTTTGCTGCAATTTTATATTTGGGTGTGTGCGTGGATGAAACTGTTTTTGTATCTGAGGATACTGTGTAGCTTCTGCAATTTGAGGTATTTCTGTTATTTGCCCTCCGATGATGTAAATTTTTGGTTGCGTTTGCATTTTTTTGAGTTTTAAATTGTTTAAGCACTGCTATAATATGAACAATTTCTATATTAGTCTGCATTTACCCTATAGAAATCACATCTTCTCACATTGTATTATACCCAAAATTGGTGAACAATGTTTATGCAGATTATAACAGCCTAACCCTTTTTACAGAGCTAATAGATAAAATAGTAGAGAAGTGCTTAATACGACTGCGTTCTTAGATTTCTAATCCTTAGACTGAGCAAGTTTCTTGTTTTATACACATTCTCTGCTATTTTATTATTATGCACAATTTTTAATTAGTAATTACTAAAATCTTTTGCAGATAGTTGATATGGTAATGTATTTGATTTCCACATGCTTCTATTCCACATTTTAGATTTTGCATTATATTCTTCTATCCAACGATTCATTTTCTTTTTTAATGCGGTTTGCTGAGAAGTTTTTGAAAATTGAGCAAACATTTTGTCATTTTCATTCGCATCTTTTATAGTTCCAAGATCATCATTAACTTGTTGACAAGTGTTATATATCTCTTGAAACTCTTCATAACTGTTAAATGAATTATTTACTACATGGTCTTGCACTTGATTTTGTGCATTATTACAGGTTGTACCCATAAACCCAAAAATACTTAAGGCAACTACACCTAATAAGCATAATACTATTATTCCAAATGTTTTCATAATTATTGCATTGCTTTTTTAGAAATTTCTAATGCTTTTCGTGCTTGTTCTGTTGTAATTATTGCTATACAATTAACAGGTTTCTCAAATGTAAGTGGGATTGTGCTTGTAATATAATGCATATCTGTTTCTATATAGATGTCATCAGGTGTAAATCCAAACATACCATCACCATTTGTACCATAAGAACCATCTTCTGCGGGACTTGGTAGAATATCATAAGTATACCCGCCACCATACATGTGAAAAGGTACAACTTGTTGTGTATTTGTAAGTTGGCTATTTACAGAAGATACTTTATTTATCTGATAATAACCAATTGGTTGCCCTTGTCCTTCTATGAATATATACATATAAAACATTACTGCACGATCATTTTGCAGTTTAAACCTTTTAATGAGATTATCTCTTTCAAGGCTCCATGTAATTGTAGGTGCAGGTTGTTTTTGGTTTAAATCGCGTTGATTTAATTCCGTGTGTGCTTGTTCATCTATTGCAGATGTATTTCTCGGATGATTATCATACTCACAACTTGTAAGAGATAATAAACTAATTGCAATTAATAGGTACTTTTTCATTTTGTTTGTGTTTTGTTTGTTGTTAATTGTTAAATAAAAAATTTTAATCTTTTCAATATAATATAACTTACTAATCCTATTATCCAAGGTACTAATACTATACTAATTGGTAAATGCACACATAATCCAAAAAATGCAAACCAAACTAAGTATAATATTATAGCCGTGAATAACGGTGTAAAATGTTCTTTTTTCATATTTTTTCTTTTAATTCTTTTATTTCTTTTTGCAATTCATCTTTTAAAAATCTTGTAGAAAATTCTAATGCATCTTTGCGCCATCTAAATCTTACATTATCTATTACATAATATGTTTTAAGAAATATCCAAGTGAATTTATATTTATCCCAACTTATTGTAACTTGCGTGGGCCATATAGCAAATTTTTTTAATATTTTATGCATAATTTTGCATTTATTTTAAAAATAATCCAACTATGGAAATAGTCGGATTCTAATTAATAGTGAATAACCATTACCATTACCATATGTATTTTGACTATTTTCAAAATTATTTGCTATTCTATTTTTCATAAGTTTTGAGTTTTAATGACATAAATACCATAACCAAGACCATAAAATACAACTTAAAAGACATATTGCGAGGTCTATATTTTCTAATTTGCTTTTTGCATATATTGTCATTACAAATAGCTGTATATACATTATAGAATATATTAATGCAATACCAAATACAATTGTTGTTACCATAAATTTGAGTTTTTAATTGATTAAAAAATATTTTTTACAATTTAATCAAATAGACAGAGATAATACAAACAACTTAAGTCCTGCCTGTATATAGATTACTATTATCTTTCTCTCTGCCTATTTAGTTTTTAATTTGTTTACCATCCTTTATGTGCTTTTACATGGGTAACTTCAGAAATAGGTATTGGTTTATGTTTAATAGAAAAAACATTAAATTTTCCAGCATTAGGCCAACATTCTTCTATTTCTGTACCATCTTTGAGTCTAATATCTTGCATGCATTTTTTATAATCTCCATTAAATTCTACCCATTCTTTTGGTACAAAAGTCATATCGTAGAGTTTTTGTAATGTTTTTTGCTTTTCCTGTTGATTCATATTGAATTTTTATTTAATATTTTTGCAAAATTGTCGTGCATTTTAATTCAAATAAACATCTAAACCAAAAAGAGTAAACATAACACAATTAGTTCTAGATTTATTTAAAAGAATATCACCGTCTTCAAATCTACCTATAGTTAATATAGATAGAAATCTTATTTGTTTAGTTTTTGTTTTCATAATTTTGTTGTTTTAGTAAAAGATCTTTAGTAGATAGATAAAGAAATAAATTTCTTGTTGTAGATATAGTTTATTTCCAAGTCTTACAATTTACCTGTCTACCTACTAAAGATCTTAAACAATAATAATTTTTTTGAGTCATGCAATTTAAACTAATTGAAAGAGTTGTAATAGTATATCTATCTTTATACATAAACATTGACTTACCTTCTAATCTTTCTACGGATATCATAAATGAGGTTAAAACTCTTCGCTGCAGTCTATCCTATTTGAATTAGTTTAGTATATTACACTGACCCTGACCATGACCCTGACCCTGACCTTGACCTTGACCTTGACCATGACCCTGACCCTGACCTTGACCATGACCTTGACCCTGACCATGACCTTGACCATGACCCTGACCCTGACCCTGACCTATAAACTTTATTTAATCGAGATTGTGGTCTTAGGCTCATATCAAAGTTTTTGTTGATTCACAATATGATTCTATTGCTGATATCTGAATGTAGTGTGGATTATCAGATATTTTTTGTGCGTCCTTGAATTTTTTATCAGAAAATGCACCTGTTTCATAGACAATATGGGGATTTTCTAATTTAATAAATGTATCATTTACTCCTACAAGTTTACCTGTATAGAAATAATTAAAACACATTATCATTACATTTTTGTTGAGAAGTGATTCTAATCCTTCTCCATCTACTTCGATTACTTCTACTTTCGTACGCATGTTTTTAAGTTTTTGAGTTAAAAATATTTTTATAAATGCAATTAATTACAGATAACCGATACTATAAACTTTACATAAATCAAATCTATCCCAATAAATATCACAAATATATGTATTATCATATGATACTGTACCAATAAATCTATATCTTTCCATATTATTAATTTTTATTAGTTAAAGCCTAAATAAGGCAATTATTTAAATTTACTTACAATATCATAAAATTCTTTAGATATTGCGCCATTTATTAATTCTCTATCACTATATTTTGCTCCAGATATATAACCTAAATAAACAGGTATTAATCCAAATAGCATAAAATATATATTATTACCTTTTAACCGAAATTTTCCTGCATTGTGAATATACATATAATAATATTTAATAATAGATTAAAAAATTTTCTTAAAAACGCAATAATATATAAATAAGATCTTAGATAAAAGTAAACTTGCGGATTGCGGCCCCAAAATTGCAATATATTATATATGTATTTCTACAATTTTTGCGTTTACAGTGCAAAAGAATATAATAATATTACACATCACCTTTACCTAAGACATTATTTATATTAATAAATTTTAATAACTAGGCAATTAAACAAACGAAATTCTCTCAGAAACAGTATAAGAAACTTGCGTTTCATAACGACCATTTCGGATAAAAATTATAAAATTGATGTGCAATTAAGCAACAAATTCAACAGTATGAAATCCACAGTTATCACAATCTAAATCATCACAAGGATCACTAAAATCATCTGTGTTACTTCTTATTAACCTATTACCACAATTTGGGCACGTATTATTTTTTACTTTTGCATTACTAATCTTTTTTCTTTTGACTTTCTTTATTATCTTTATTTCAAATAAGTTAAAAAACATGTTAATAAGTTTTAATAGTTAATAATATTATAAATAATATA